AACAAAGACGTGCTATGGGCGAATTAGACCATCCGGATTCCCAGATAGTTAATTTAAAAAATGTATCCCACATTATCACAGAATACTGGTGGGATGGAGATAATGTAATGGGTAAAATAGAAATTTTACCAACCCCTTCAGGTAATATACTTAAAGAACTTATCAAAAGTGGAGTTACAGTAGGTGTATCTTCTCGTGGAATGGGTTCATTAGAACAAAATGGTGGTGTAATGGAAGTACAAGATGACTTCGAATTACTATGTTGGGATTTTGTTTCAACACCCTCAAATCCTGGGTCATATATGACTACATTAAATGAAGGAAAACAAGTTGTTACTTACAACTATGCGAATGTAAATAAAGTAATACATGAAATCCTTTGTTCAAAAGGTTCATGCCCTGTAACATAAAAACATTCCTTCGGACGCTACCGACGGACTTTAAACATGAAGCGCTCATTTTGAGCGCTTTTTGTATTTTCAACCCCCTACCACATACGTATAACTGCAATGTGTTATCCCTTATATAACACCTATTAAAAATTTCCTTATTACGTTATTACTCAATAAACGTATTTCACTAAACAAAATTTTAGGATTATGACAAACAGAGATTTGTTAAAAGAAGCTATTGCTGAAGCTAAAGCTGTAAAAGAAACTGCTATCGCAAACGCAAAATTAGCTCTTGAAGAAGCCTTTACACCTCACCTTAAATCTATGCTATCTGCAAAGTTAGAAGAGATGGAAAGTGAAGATGAAGAGCTTGAAGAAATGGCTGCCGACAAATTCAAAAGACAAAATGGCGATTCTATTGATGCTGCCCCAAGAAAAGTAGGTCAAACTACAGTTCAAGAGGAAGAAGAAGAAGTAGAAGAAGAAATTAATCTTGATGAATTATTAGCAGAACTTGAACAAACTGAAGAATCTGAAGAGATCGAAGAAACTGAGGAAGCAATCTCAGAATCTGAAGAGATCAAAGAAACTGAAGAAATCGAAGAAACTGAAGAAGTTACTGAAGCCGAAGAAGAAGTAGTTGAAGACGAATCTGAAGAAGATGAAATCGAAGACGAAACTGAAGAAGTAGAAGTAGAAGAAGAAGAAGAAATCGATCTAGAAGACTTGTCTGAAGATGACCTTAAAGGGTTTATCGAAGACGTGATTAAAAACATGGTAGAAGCTGGTGAATTAGAAGCTGGAGATGAATTTGAAGACCAAGATGAAGAAATCGAAGTTGAAGATGAAATCGAAGTTGAAGATGAAGCAGAAGAAATGCCTGTAATGGAAGCGGAAGAAGAAGAAGAAGTAAAAGAAAACACTGTCCAAGAAGAAGAATTTCAGTCTGCATTGTCTGAAATTGATGCTTTAAAACAGGAACTTCAAGAAGTTAATTTGCTAAATGCTAAATTGCTTTACACAAACAAAATCTTCAAAGCTAAGAATTTGACTGAAGACAGAAAAGTTAAAGTGCTTAAAGCATTTGACAAAGCTGAAACAGTAAAAGAAGCAAAAGTAATCTTTGAAACTCTAAACGAAGGATTGGTATCAAAATCAACACCATCTGCAGTAAATGAGGTAAAAGGTAGTGCTTCAAAGGTAATGGGGCTTGCTCCAACAGTTAAAAAACCAATTATCGAGAATGATGTATTTGCTAGAATGCAAAAATTGGCCGGTATTATTAAATAATTAATTTTAAACATTAAAAAACTTTAAACATGAGTTTACAAACTTTATTAGAAAGCGCAAACCCATATCAGTCTGTACAAGGCGATGCGGCTAGATTGTCTAGCAAATGGGAAAAAACAGGATTGTTGGAAGGATTGAATGGTGCTAACAAAAGCAACATGGGAATGATCCTTGAAAACCAAGCAAAACAATTGGTAGTTGAATCATCTCAAACTGGTGGTGGTACTGCTGGTGGTAGCTTTACTGCAGGTGCAGGTGAGCAATGGGCTGGTGTAGCTCTTCCTTTGGTACGTAAGGTATTCGGACAAATCGCTGCACAAGAATTTGTATCAGTTCAACCAATGAACTTGCCTTCAGGTCTTGTATTTTATTTAGATTTCCAATACGGAACTACAAAAGCTCCTTTCGCTGCTGATTCTTCAGTATACGGAGATGTTTCAGGATTTGCTTCAAACGGAACAGAAGGTGGATTGTATGGTGCTGGAAGATTCGGATACTCAATCAATAATACTTCATCTGCTGTAACTGGTACTCAAACTACAGGTTCTTGGGCTGATGTAAATTTTGATTCTGATTTATCTGCTTCTGCTGTTGCAAATACATTACGTAAAGTAACTTTCGCTGCTCCAACAAATGCTGATTTAGATGGTGTTCGTGGATTTGTACTTACTGGTGGTAATTTAACAGCTGCTGAAAACAAACCTGCTTATACATCTACTGATGGAACTAACGTTAGTTTCATAATCAACAAGACTGATGAAACTGCAGCTACTGCAACTGCTGCTTATGTTGTAGAATACCAACTTCAACCAGCTGATAACGCTAGAGGTGATTTCGAAGATGGAAACAACACTGCAAATGGAAGTAACTCTCCTATCGCAATTCCTGAAATCAACGTTGAGATGAAATCATCTGCGATTGTTGCTAAAACAAGAAAATTGAAAGCTGTTTGGACACCTGAGTTCGCTCAAGATCTTAACGCATACCACGCTTTGGATGCTGAAGCTGAATTAACTTCTATCTTATCTGAGTACATTTCTTTGGAAATTGATCTTGAAATCTTGGATATGTTGATTGAAGGAGCTTCTGCTGGATCTGAAGTATGGTCAGCTGTTAACAACAGAGCAATCACTGGAACTGGAAACGGAACTGTTTCTGATCTTGGATTCTACAACTCACAAGGACAATGGTTCCAAACATTAGGAACTAAAATCCAGAAATTGAGTAACATCATCCACCAGAAAACTCTTCGTGGAGGTGCTAACTTCATGGTATTGTCTCCTGCAGTATCTACAATCATCGAATCAATCCCTGGATTTGCAGGTGATGCTGATGGTCAAGTAGATAAAGCTAACTACGCTTTTGGTGTACAAAAAGTTGGTGCTTTAGGTGGTGGTAAGATCAAGGTTTACAAAAACCCTTACATGACTGAAAACCAAATCTTGTTAGGATTCAGAGGAACTCAATTCCTAGAATCAGGTGCTGTATTTGCTCCTTACATTCCATTAATTATGACTCCATTGGTATACGATCCAGCTACCTTCACACCACGTAAAGGTTTATTGACTCGTTACGCTAAGAAAATGGTACGTCCAGAATTTTACGGAACAATCAAAGTAAACGGATTGAACACTCTATAATTAGAGAATATATCTTACTTTTAAAAATAGCTCGGCTTTTAGCCGGGCTTTTTTTATATTCATATGTATAAACAACCATAAGTAACTTATGATTAAAATATATGTTATATCTAAAAGTAGTAAGTATTTTAACGTATTTACTCAACACCAATCCCCTTTACATTTAATTAATAATTAAAAGAATCCTATGGCATCAAATCACCATACAGACGAAGTTTTTACACAAAAACGTAGAGCAAATCGCAAACCTATCAAATTCCAAGTACAGTTAAATGAAGAACAAAAAGATGCAAAATCTTTAATAGTAGATAACCCAATAACGGTTATACGTGGATTAGCAGGTTCAGGTAAAACATTAGTAGCCACCCAAGCGGCCTTAGATTTCTTTTTTACTAAACAAGTAGATAAGATAGTAATCACACGCCCTACTGTATCTAAAGAAGATATCGGATTCTTACCAGGTGATTTAAAAGAAAAAATGGACCCCTGGTTAGCACCTATATATCATAACCTTTATATGTTATATAATAGAGAAAAAATAGATAAACATCTCGAAAACGAAGATATAGAAATTGTACCTTTTGCATTCATGAGAGGTAGAACATTTACTGACACATTTATTATAGTAGATGAAGCCCAAAACGTAACCCATTCCCAGATGGAGACTGTAATAGGAAGGCTAGGTAAAGGTTCAATTATGGTGATATGTGGTGATATGGGACAAATAGACCTTAAAGATAAAAGAGAAAGTGGATTTTCATTCCTTAATAGACTTGAAGAACAGGTAGAAGGTTTCAAAACAATCACACTAGAAAAAAACCATAGACATTCTATTGTATCCCCAATACTTGGAGTATACCAGAAATTTAGGGATTAATAGGTTTTATCATATTTATAATAAAATAATATTATGGCTAATATACCTATATATCCTGGATCATCATCATTTTCCCCTGGGGATACCCCATTTGGTTTTTATGACGGTGATTCTGATTTTTCAACAGACGCAGATAAGTTTGCAGTATTTGCTTCTCGTAGACTAGGATATCCTCTTGTAGACATAGAATTACAAGATCTAAACTTTTACGCTGCCTTTGAAGAAGCAATTACTATATACGGTAATGAATTATACTCCTACCAGGTTAGAGATAACCAACTATCTTTAGAAGGAGCTAGTACTGGTAGCAACTTAAATAATGCCCTTGTAACCCCTAGCTTTGAACCCATAGTACGTTTAACAGAAATGTATGGGGCTGAAGCAGGTACTGGTGGAAATGTTCCTTACTATAGTGGTTCAATTCCTTTTACTGCAAGTTTACAAGATTATGATTTAGCAGAATGGGCAGTAAACCAAGGAATTACAAGCTCAATTGAGATTAAAAGAGTATTTTATGAAGCTTCACCCGCAATTACTAGGTATTATGATCCTTATGTAGGAACCGGTTTCGGAAGTCAGAATATGTTCGATAGTTTTGGTTTTGGAGGCATGAGCCCTGCAATCAATTTCTTGATGATGCCTTTAAATTTCGATCTACAAGCAATCCAAGCAATAGAGTTGAATGATCAAATTCGAAGATCTAATTACAGCTTTGAATTAAAGAATAACAATTTAAAATTATTCCCTATACCTAATAGTGATGCAGGTAGTTTTTGGTTTGAATATATTAAAAGAGAAGAAAGAATAGAGGGTAGTATTACTAACCACCCTGACAAAATAACTAATGTATCTAATTCTCCATATACAAACCCAACATACAGTCAAATAAATTCAATTGGACGTAATTGGATATTTGAATATGCCTTAGCCTTAAGTAAAGAAATGTTAGGGTATGTAAGAGGTAAATATAGTAACATTCCAATCCCTAACTCTGAGGTAACATTAAACCAGGGAGATTTAATCACGGCTGCTACAACAGAAAAAGCAACATTAATCGAAAGATTAAGAGGGTATTTTGATGAAACATCTAGAAAATCTTTACTCGAAAGAAGAGCACAAGAAACAGAATTTAAACAAGCGGAATTACAGCAAGTTCCATATACAATTTACATAGGATAATATGGCGATGTTTACAGGACAGAGGGATGTTTCTCTCGTTAGAAGTATGAATAGAGAATTGTTGGGTAATATAATTACTCAACAAGCTTCTTTTTATAAATTTAAACTGGAAGAAACTAAAGTAAATCTGTATGGCGAAGCAGCAGGAGAAAAATTTTATGATGGTCCTTTTATATTTAATTGTTTAATTAATAGGGAAGATCAATCTTATTCTAGTGGTGACGAGGGTATATCTTTTGGACAAGGAATACAATTCTATTTCCTAAGAGATGATTTAGTAGATGCTAACATATTACCACAAGTTGGAGATATAGTCTTATATCAAGAAAAATATTATGGAGTAGAGAGTACAGTCTCAAACCAATACTGGGGAGGAAAAAACCCAGACTACCCAAATAATGACAATCCTTTAAACCCTGGTTTAGAAGGATTTGGTAGCAGCATATCAATTCTATGTTCTACATATTACATACCTGCGGATAAAGTAGCTATATCACAATATAAAGAAAGATTTTAATGGCTCAATATAGAAAACCAATACCTAAAACCCAACGGGAGATTAGCAAAAATCTCCAAACACCTAGTGATATAAAAAGGGGTAATCCTAATTCTGGGGTAAATCCTAACGAAAGTGAAACTGGGATTTCTTTTAATAGATCTGAAAAATTAAGCTTTACAGGTGATAATACAAAACCTTTATCTATAGGCATAAAAGATCTAGATGAAGCAGTATTTTTTTATTTTGAAAATATAATCAAACCCTTTATATACCAGAATGGTCAAAGAAGAAATGTACCTATAATCTATGGTTCCCCTGAAAGGTGGAAATCATTTCAAAGAGATGGGTATTACAGAGATAAAGGTGGGTCTGTAATGTTGCCTATTATCATTTTAAAAAGAGATTCTATAGCTAAAGATAGAACCGTAGCTAATAAGTTAGATGCTAATGGTCCTAATTTATATGGAACTTTTTCTAAGGGTTACAACCCTAAAAATACTTATAACAATTTTTCTATACTAAACAATAGAAAACCTACTAAACAATTCCATGCAGTAGCGGTTCCTGACTATGTAACTCTAGAATATAGTTGTATAATCCAAACATATTACATGGAACAACTAAATAAAATAATAGAATCCATAGAATACGCTTCTGATGCTTATTGGGGTAATCCTGAAAGATTCAAATTTAGAGCATTTATAGATAATTTTACTACCGCAACCGAATTAACTAAAGGTCAAGATAGGTTAGTAAAAGGCACATTCAATATAAGATTGAGAGGATACATAATCCCTGATACAATCCAAAAAGATTTAAATTCTATAAAGAAATACAACTCAAAATCAAAAATAACAATATCCTCAGAAACAACATCTAACTCAGAAATATTTGAAATTGATACACCAAAACCACTAAGTGAAAGAACATATACTCCTAAATCTCCCACTACTTTCCCACAAGGTCGATATAACCCCTCTATTTTTACAGGATTTTCTGCTTACGCAACCTTTATAGGATATGATGTAGGAGCTGCTAATGGGGGGTATGGTTTAGAGGCTATTGGTTCTATTACAGACAAACCAAACTGGTTGGGTAGGAATTTATTAACTGCATTGTATGAAGTAACTCCAAAAACTTGGGTTTTGAAATTTGAGGGTAATCTAACGGATGATTTTAACAAATTCACATTTTTGGCTAATATCTACCCCCAATTTTCAATAGAAAGATCTCAATTTTCTTCTGAATACGACGTAAATAATAATACTACTTTATTCAAATATAAATCAGGAGTTGNATTAAGTGTGAGTGTAGCTAATTATTATAATCTCGTATTTGAATAATAATATCCTATTTTTTTTAATTTAGTATTCCTAACAAAATTCCTAGGAGTACTAAATTTTTCTTTTTATATTATACTTAATAATTATATATAATCTAACCAACAAAAAAAATTAACAAAATGTCAAATCAAAAGTTATCAAAAGAAGAACTAGAAAAACTAAATACTTTCTCTAAAAAACAAGAAGAAATTACAGTGGCTTTAGGGCAGTTAGATATTCAAAAAGCACTATTAGAAGGTCAAAGAAGTATGATTTTAGAAGAATTATCTAAATTACAAGAAAAGCAAAACACAACTGCTAAAGAATTACAATCCAAGTATGGTGATGGAAATATTGATTTAGATACTGGGGAGTTTACGTTAAGTAAATAGTATTTTTGTTGTTTGAAAAACCATTCCCAAAAACCTGGTTTTTTAGAGGGGATACCAATATGTATAATAAAATAAAAACATAACAATTTATATACTATGAGTGAAATTTTGCTATCCCCTGGCGTATCTGCTAGAGAAAATGACCAATCATTTATCCAAGGGCAGCCTACTGAAGTAGGAGCAGCCATTATAGGCCCAACTGCAAAAGGACCTGTTGAAATTCCAACATTAGTTGGTTCTTTTGGTGAATTTAATGAAATATTTGGAGGATCTATTGAAAGTGGATCAAATATATACTCTTATTTTACTGGAATATCTGCAAATAATTATTTCCAAAATGGTGGAAACTCCCTCCTAGTAACTCGTGTAGTTTCTTCGTCCGCAAATTGGACATCAGCTACTAGTTCACTAATCCCAACAGCTTCCGCTGGTAATCCAGGTGCTGGTTTATCCCCTTTTATATTGGAAACTTTATCTGAAGGAGATATCATGAATAGTACTTCTACCCAATTAGTTAATGGTGGTTTACCTTTAGGATCTAAAGATAATGTAAGGTGGGAAATAGCTAGTTCAAACACAAATAATGGAACTTTTAGTTTATTAGTTCGTAGAGGAGATGACAATAACAATCAAAAAGTAGTATTAGAACAATACAATAATCTATCTCTTGATCCTTACGCATCAAATTATATCTCTAAAGTAATTGGAGATACGTCAAAAACTCCAACATCTGATGGTACAGACCACTTCATCCAAGAAACTGGAACCTACCCTAATGCCTCAAAATATGTTAGAGTAAAACAAGTAAACTTTAATACCCCAAACTACTTTGATAATAATGGAGTAGCTGAAAATGCATACACATCATCAATCCCACAATTATCATCAGGTTCATTTGGTAGTGCCGCAGGTTCAAATATCCCTACAGGTAGAGTAGCTAAATTTTACCAAGATGCCACAGGTTCAGCTGATGTTCAAGGTTTAATAGGAGGTGATTATGATACCGCAATTTCTTTGATGTCCAATGTGGACGAATACAAATATAACGTAATTACAGTACCGGGATTAAATAAAACAGATCAAGGAACCCAAATTACCAATCTAGTAAATAATTCAATAACTAGAGGAGATTCATTATCAATTATTGATTTAGTAGGGTATGGTTCAATGGTTTCCCATGTAACAACCGCTGCAAGTGGGTTTGATAATAGCTATGCTGCTACATATTGGCCATGGTTACAAACTATTGACCCAAATACAAGTAACTCAGTATTTGTACCTGCTTCCACAATGATTCCTGGAGTATTTGCATTTACCGATGCTTCCTCAGATCCATGGTTTGCACCCGCAGGAATTACAAGAGGTGGATTAGGACAAGTAGTTAAAGCTGAAAGAAAATTAACAGCAGGGAATAGAGATACTTTATATGATGTTAATATTAACCCAATAGCTACATTTCCATCACAAGGAGTAGTAGTATTCGGACAAAAAACATTACAAAAACGTGCCTCAGCACTTGACCGTATTAATGTTCGTAGATTATTAATCGCTCTTAAAGGATATATTTCTCAAATTTCAGATAATTTAGTATTTGAACAAAATACTAATACTACAAGAAATTCCTTCCTTTCACAAGTTAACCCATACTTAGAAAGTGTTCAACAACGTCAAGGATTATACGCTTTTAAAGTAGTAATGGATGATACAAATAATACACCTGATGTTATAGATAGAAATGAATTAGTAGGACAGATTTTTATCCAACCAACTAAAACAGCAGAGTTTATCATGTTAGATTTCAATGTATTACCAACTGGGGCAACATTCCCAGCATAAGGGGTAAAGGTTAATATATTTATAATAAAATAAAATAATATACACATAAAATGGCAATATTAGATCCAAACGAAATATTTTACACGGCTTTTGAGCCTAAACAACCTAATAGATTTATCGCCTATATAGATGGTATCCCTGCGTATACTGTAAAGGGAATGGGAGCTGTTTCTTTAACACAAGGTACAGTAAAACTAAATCATATTAACGTTTCACGTTACGTGAAAGGTAAAACTGAATGGAATACAATTCAATTTACTTTATTTGATCCTATTACACCATCAGGTGCTCAATCTGTAATGGAATGGGTTCGTCTGCACCATGAATCAGTAACAGGTAGAGATGGTTATAGTGATTTCTATAAAAAAGATATTACTTTCAATGCTTTAGGTCCTGTAGGTGATGTTGTATCCGAATGGGTAGTTAAAGGTGCTTTAATTACAGATGTTAGTTTTGGAGATTATGGATGGGATTCTGAAAACGCAGCCCAAGAAATAACCATGACTGTACAACCAGATTATTGTGTTTTAAATTTCTAAAAAAAACAAAAATATTTTTAAAAATAGCTTGCCTTCGGGTAAGCTTTTTTTTATGTTAATATGTATAATAAATTAATAAGTTATCTAAAATAGATTATGGCTGAATTCAAACTCCCTACTGAAATAGTAGATTTACCTTCTAAAGGTCTACTTTACCCCAAAAACAATCCCTTATCAAGTGGTCAAATTGAAATGAAATATATGACTGCTAAGGAAGAAGATATTTTAACTAACCAAGCTTACATAGCAGATGGTACAGTTTTTGATAGATTATTCAAATCCCTTATAATTTCTAAAATTAATTATAATGATTTATTAGTGGGAGACAAAAATGCTATACTAGTAGCCGCTAGAATTTTAGGATATGGTAAAGATTACAAATTTAACTACAATAATGAAGAACACTCAATTGATTTAACTGATATAAAAGACAAACCACTTGATGAGTCTTTATATGTTGAAGGTGTAAATATTTTCAACTTTACACTTCCTACTACAAAATCAATCCTTCAATTTAAAATTTTAACCCATAAAGATGAACAAAATATCAAAAATGAGTTAAAAGGACTAAAAAAACTTAATAAAAACTCATCCCCTGAAGTCACTACCAGACTCAAACATATGATAACTTCGATTGATGGTGAAGAGGACTCACAAACCATTAGAGATTTTGTAGATAATTATCTACTTGCAAAAGATGCTAAAGCTTTAAGAAATTATGTTAAACAAATCCAACCTGATGTAGATTTAACTTTTTTTCCCTCCGATGGCGAAGATAGAGTCGATATCCCAATTGGGCTTACATTTTTTTGGCCTAACGACTGAGATAGCACCTCAAGTTAGACAACAACTTTTTACTCAAATTCACGAAATAGTATTCCATGGTAACGGAGGTTATGATTGGAATACTATTTATAATATGCCTATATGGTTAAGAAAGTTCACTTTTAGTAGAATTGATGATTTCTATAAAAAACAAAAAGAATTAGAGGAACAAGCTCTAAAACCAAAAAACCAAAAAAATCTATTAGATTCTAAAGGTAAAGTATCCCCTCCCGATTTTAAAAAAAATACCAGTTATAAATAATACTTCTTCCCCATATTTATAACATATACCTTATACCATGTCTAAAAATATAGATAATCTAAATACCCAAAATTCTCTTTTAAAAGAACAACTAGATTTACTAAAACAAGAAGAAAATGCTTTTTCTAGTATTAGTGGTATTATTAGTGGAAATTTAGCAGATTTAGGTAAAACTAATGATGCACGTAGCGTAGCAATATCAAATGCTCGTAAACTTAGATCCATTAGTGACAAATTATTAGCTAACGAAACATCTTCTGAAAAATTAAGTGCAAAACAACTTAAAAAGCTTGAAGACCAGTCTGAAGTAGCAACTAAAATACTTAATGATAAAATTAAGTCTGCTGGTAATTCTAAGGATGAGATAAAGTCATTAAAAGATATCGTTAAATTTGGTAAATTACAGGTCAAATTAGCAGAAGAAAAAAGACTAGAAGCAGAAAAACAAGAACAGTCTGGAGGTATTTTATTACATACCCTCAAAGGAGCAGAAAAATTATTAAGAAAATCAGGTTTTGGAAGTCTATCTGATAAATTAAAACTGAAAGAAACATTAAATTCCTCAGGGAGTATTTCAGATAAGTTCAAAACCATAGGGACAAACTTAAAAGGGGCCATTTCTAAAGCAGATGTTTTATCCGTTATCTTCTCTCAAGTAGTCAAAGCAGCTGCGAGGGCGGATACTAACATAGCAAACTTAAGAAGAAATTTTGGTTTAAGTTTCAACGAAGGTAGAAAATTAAACGATCAGTTTGCGTCCATAGCAATGTCCACCTCGGATGTGACAGCTAATGTTGAATCCTTAACTGAAGCCAACCAAAATATTAATAATGAGTTAGGCATACAGACAGTATACAGTGATGATTTGTTAATAACTGCAAACTCTTTAGTAAAAAGATTTAAAATCTCCGCGGAAGCAGCAGCAGGTTTTTCAAAACAAGTATTATCTACTGGGGTAAATGCCGAGGATTTATTAGCCACTTCTCTTGAAACCACAGCTGCAATCCAAAACCAAACAGGAGTCGAATTAAAATTCAACTCAGTGTTAGATGATGCAAATAAAATA